GCAGAATGGGGTTAGACCCCGTCTCATGAGAGGCGCCTCCTAGATGGAGACACGTCATGGCAGATCAACGCGGGCCGGGAGATATCTTAGTTAAAAATAGATATCGAACGGCGACTACTTTGTATAAGAAAAGCGGAAGCGCAGACATTAATCACTCCAATTCTTGGAGAGATTTTTCGAGCCTCCGTCCTTCTTATGCAAAGGGCGTTGTTATCACCCTACCTGGTGGTGGCACTTTTAGAAAGTCCACTGCCTATACCCATGAATCATGGGAGGTAGGTGCCTACCGCGCTGCGACTCTTGGGCCTTACACCAATTGGAACTCTGTTCCTCCTGGTCAGGTCACGAGCGCAGTCGATTTTTGCAGAGATGGATCAGCTTTTCTTGATAGGTATCCTTCCTATCGAAAGACTAGCGTCCCCATTGATGCAAAGAACGAAGCGGTGACGAAGGCTCTTAACAAGATAGCTGATCAAAAGATCAATCTTGGTGAGAACCTTGCCACGTTTCGGCAGACATTAGATTTGTTTACGGGGAAGACTAGTTTTCTAGTCGACCGTTTGTATGCAGGTCTTCGAAATAAGTCCTTTCGGAAATACCTCACTCAATCAGCGCGTGATTTGTCACGTCGCGGCTTGCTTGAAACTTCCGCTCAGGAATATCTCGCCTACGTCTATGGCCTTAGGCCATTGATGCAGGATGTTTACGAAGCAGGTGAACTGCTTAAGCACCATTCCGGTAAAGATCTTCTGCTCAAGGCGAAGGGAAGTTCCCAGCGCACTGAGTATAAGGCTCGCAAATCCTATGGAGCTGCGAGTTATTCGAAAATCGATATGGAATCTTGGAACTCGAATAGTAGGACTAAGTGTACCCTTTGGGCACGCCTTGATCCTAACCACCGAGGACTTCGATCGCTTAATCAGCTCGGGCTTTTAAACCCGTGGGGTTTGGCATGGGACTTAGTCCCTTTTAGTTTCTGTGTTGATTGGGTTCTACCAATCGGTCCAGTTCTATATGCCTTAACCGCCCCTGCAGGTTTAATCTTCGTGGATGGGTCGATCAGTTTCCGAAACTCCGAAGTTATGGAGCTAAGTTTCTGTCCCGACGCTGGTATCTTCACGGAAACAAACTGTCCGCCGTCGATACGAGCAACCGTACCAATTACCTATGAAGGATACAGTCGCACTCAATTGAGTGGCTGGCCTCTTCCTGGGCTTTGGTTCGATTCCGATCCCTTCCGAGGGGACAGGACGCTTAAGGCTCTTGCCTTAAGTATCCTTGGCCTCAAGGGAGCTAGGTCTCCTGTACGCTGAAATATTCAGCATCCCTCCTTAATAAGAAAAGGAATTGCGCATGAGCGCACGTACTAACCTGGTCATCAATGACCGGGCCGCGACACCTGTTGCCCACACTTTCTCCCCAGATGGCGATGACGCCAATGGGGTCCACCTCTTTTCGGAGAAGGTGGGCGTTCCTGCCGGATACTCGCGGTATACCGCAAGTCTCCGTCAATCGAACGGAAAGTTCCGTGCACTGCTTAAACTAGCTGTGCCGGTCACGCAGACTCAGACAATTAATGGGGTTAGTTCCCCAGTGATCGTCCGTACCTCATTTGTTGAGGTGAGTATGACGTTCGATGCTCTGTCGTCCGTTCAGGAGCGAGCTGATGCCATCGGTTTGATGGCAAACAGTCTCGCAACTGCGCAGACGCAGATCAACGACTTGGCTGTCAATCTCTCCGATATTTACTGACTTTTAGTCGGTTAATATTAGAGTTCCTTTATTGGAATTTTGATATGACAGTCCGTGACCGCGCTGGTACTGGGAACAACCTTTTGGTTGTCGTAGTACTAGCAATGTCGATGGCAATAGTCATCTTCATATATTCGTTTAGGGATCCAGAAAGGAACCACGAATGCATAAGCATCGTAAGAGCGGAAAACGGGGAATCAAGAAATGGCGGAATGCCAATCGTGATTTACCCGAATCAGCCTCAACCTACATCACGAACCTCCTCGGAGAGCTCGGATGTGAGGGGAGCTTCTCCGTCGAATATCTCTCGTCCGAATACTTATCCAAGTACTTAGACGAAGATGTCACCCCTGCTGAAACGCGTAAGAAAAACGCTATCACCAAGTGGCTTTCGACAGAAGAGCGGAATAAAGTTACAAACTTTATTCTTGAGTATCGTGATCCTGGTTATAATATTATGCCAAGGATCGCTTACTCTTCCTTTCTGAGGTTTGCACGGCGTATCATCGCTGATGTTTTAGGTCCCTTGAACGACTCTGTTGTTCTTGGTTCCTACAGCGGTGGGGCTAGCACAAGTCGCAGGCGGCATATGAGCTCTCCAGCTCATAAGCTAACTGGACAGGCTGATACAACGGTATCAGCGGCTGCTTATGTCGATATCATCTATCGCGAAGCACCGTTGTTACGGCAATTCGGAACATTCGATTATCTTCAAGATGTCGAAGGTTCAGTGTTGTTCACCGTTCCTAAGAAAACGGATATTGATCGCTGCGCTTGTAAAGAGCCAGATCTCAATATGTATCTCCAGAAAGGAGTCGGGTCTCATTTGAGACGCCGACTTCGGCGCTTCGGTATCAACCTTAATGATCAAAGTATCAATAGACGTCTTGCAGCTCTTGGGGCCTTAGATAATTCTTTGGCTACCCTTGATTTGTCAAGCGCTAGTGATACTATCACTATAGGTTGCGTTGAAGCTCTACTCCCATCAGACTGGTTCGCATATCTTGATGATATACGTTCGCATTCTGTGCTTGTAGATGGAGTATACCACCGGATGGAGATGTTCTCAAGTATGGGTAACGGTTTCACGTTTGAGCTTGAAAGTTTAATCTTTTGGGCTCTTGCGCGGACTGTTCTCTACTTTGAGGGTATTTCCGGCGTCGTAAGTGTTTATGGCGATGATATCATCTGCCCTTCTCAGGGTGCTGATATGATTTCCTGGGTTCTGCATGAATTTGGTTTTGCAGTAAATCCCGAGAAATCGTTCATCACAGGTCCCTTTCGGGAGTCCTGTGGTGGCCATTACCATCATCATGAAGACGTAACCCCTTTCTATCTCAAAAGGAAAGCGACACATCTGACTGATGTCATTCGTGTTGCTAATCAGTTACGCCGTTGGGCGTTAGCTGATCCTATGAGGCAGTTTATGGTGCCTTCCACGTATAAAGTGTGGAACAAATTGGCATCATTTGTGCCTCGAGATCTTTGGGGTGGTTATGACCTTTCGGTTGATACGTCTTTGGTTACTTCTGATCTCCCTAACAAGCAATTATTTCGCTTGTCGGAGAAAAAGAATGAACCTCAGAACGGGTCATACTTGCATTGGCATAATTCCGTATGGAAGCGTACTCAAGATCCTGATCAACCAAGTCAGGATCCCGTGAACACAACTTTGTTGTGTCGAATACGGACAGTACGAAAAGGTGCACCTTATCCTATTGATCTCTTTTATGAAGAAATGATCATGGGGTCCGGTCCTAAGTAAAACTTAGGGGGTGGCTATTTCTTCTTTCGGCTTACGCGATTTCTTAGTGCGTAAGTTTGAAAGGAGCCGGGGCGTAAGCCCCGGTAGCAATTTATTGCTATAATAGACCAATTTTGAGCAGCATGCCT